ACCTGTAAACCGAGTAAGATGGGTTGACATATCACAAGTCCAAGCAAACGATTATAATCCCAATAGTGTAGCAAAAACAGAAATGAAATTGTTATATACTTCGATACTCCACGATGGTTATACGCAACCTATTGTAACTGTTTACGATAAAGACAAGAAAAAATACGTTATAGTAGATGGGTTCCATAGATACTTTACCTCAAGAAGTTACTCAGACATACTAGATAAGAATATGGGTTATGTACCGGTAGTGGTTATTGACAAGAATATTAATGATAGAATGGCGTCTACAATTAGACACAATAGAGCGAGAGGAAAACATTCCGTTTCGGGTATGAGTAATATTGTTTTTGAGATGTTAGACAACGGATGGAAAGATGCTGACATATTAGAAGAGTTAGGAATGGAAGCAGAGGAATTGATAAGACTAAAACACATTACCGGGTTTAGTAAGTTATTTGAAAATACTGAATACAAAAAAGCTTGGGAATTAAAAAAGCAATTACAAATAAAAAAAGAATACAAGAATGAAAATCCACACGATACCATTATCTAATATAAAACCATATTGGAGGAATGCCAGAAAAAACGAACGTACTGTAGAAGCTACTAAGAAATCAATTGAAAGCTACGGATTCAACCAACCTATTGTAATAGATCCTAAGAACGTTATTATTGCCGGACACGCAAGATATAAGGCTTTGATCCAATTAGGCTACACAGAGGCTGCGTGTGTTGTTAAGGATAACCTTACGGAGCAAGAAGCTAAAGAATACAGGATAGCAGATAATAAAACGCACGAGCTTACGATATGGGATAACGATGAGCTTATGATCGAGATGAGAGAGATCGACAACAACATTAAGATGCAAGATTACTTTCCCAATATTAACTTAGGAAATTGGTTAAATGACGAGGTAGGGTTTAACATCACAAATACCTCTCAAGAAGAGTATCAAGCGGAAGAGTATCAAATGGAAAATAAATTCAAAGATGCACCTCAAAACGAAAAGACAACTGTAACCTGTCCACATTGTTATGAAGAGTTTAACTTAGATAAAAAAGATATATAATGAAATTTATACCAATAGAAGAAAAAAGTCTCATTAATTTAAATCATAAAACAGGTAAATTGAAAAACGACTATGCGGAAAAAAGTGCCAATAGTTTAGTGAAAGGATCTAAAGAACATAAGAGATTGTTAAAACGACTTTTAAAAGAGGGAAAAACCTTTCAAGCTTTACGTATAAAGGAAATGGGAAAAAAATACAATAAGATAAATAAATAAAAATGAGTGACAAAAGTGACATATTAAAAAAGAAGATGATCGAAGCATTAGAAAATAGCTTAGGGATCGTTTCATTAGCCTGTAAGAAAGTCAATATTTCTAGGCAAACTCATTACAGATGGACTCAAGAAGATTCGGATTACGATAAAGAAGCAAGGTCAATTATAGAAGCAACTATTGATTATGTAGAGTCTAAGTTATTCGAGAACATAGCAGACAAAAAAGAAGCGTCCATTATGTTTTATTTAAAATCAAAAGCAAAGCATAGGGGATACGTAGAACGTCAAGAAATTGATATGAACGCAAACAATCATTTCCGAGTTGAAATAATAGATGAAGGTACTCAAGACTAATATTGTATTTAGACATCTTGAAAATTCAAAGAAGAGGATCCTTATTGAGCAAGGAGGTACTCGATCCGGCAAAACATATAACATTCTTATGTGGATTATCTTTGCCATTTGTTTAAAGCAAAAAGGTAAAACAATATCTATTGCACGTAAAACTTACCCGGCATTAAGAACCTCAGCAATGAGAGATTTTCTGGAGATTTTAAAAACCTATGAGCTATACGATGAGACAAAGCATAATAAGTCAAGCGCTGAATATAGACTAAACGGAAACCTTGTCGAATTTATATCATTAGATCAGCCTCAAAAAGTAAGAGGAAGAAAGAGAGATATTTTATTTATTAATGAGGCAAACGAATTGTTTTGGGAAGATTGGCAGCAGTTAGTATTCAGAACTAAAGATCGCATTATAATTGATTACAATCCTTCAGACGAATTTAGTTGGATTTATGAGAAGGTTAAAACACGAGATGATGCTGATTTCTACATTACTACATATAAGGATAATCCATTCCTAGCTCCAGAAATAAAGAAAGAGATTGAGAGGCTTAGAGACACCGATGAAAACTATTGGAACATCTATGGCTTAGGTCAAGTTGGTGCGAGTAGAAGCCTTATATTTAAGTCACAGCTTATTGAATCGATACCGGAGGAAGCCAAATTTTTATCTTATGGTATGGATTTTGGATATACAAATGATCCAACGACATTAGTTTCTGTCTACAAACACGATACAAAATTGTATTTTAAAGAACACATTTATAGAACGGGAATGACTAACCGGGACATTGTGAATGAGTTAGAAAGATTAGGACTAGGCAGAAGAGATGAGATTTATGCCGATAGTGCAGAGCCGAAGAGTATCGATGAGATTCACAGATTTGGATGGAACGTTAAACCGGCAACAAAAGGAAGGGATTCAATTAACATAGGAATTGATATGATGAAACGATATTCTTTATTCATAACCAAAGAAAGCACAAACACAATAAAAGAGTTTAGGAATTACAAATGGAAGGAAGATAAGAATGGAGTTGTGCTAAACGATCCGGTAGATTCTTACAACCATAGTATCGATGCAATCCGTTACGCTCTGTACAATAAATTATCCCGTCCTAACTATGGACGTTATGCAGTTCGTTAATTTTGTATATTCGATATTGAATAACTCTATCGTTACAATTGTTGCAACAAGTTCCATAATCACGTAGGGGGGCAGGGTTGTGTCCATATCCTTCAAACTCTACGTTACATAAAATACATTTTGATTTTCTCATATACGGAAGATACAAAAAAGATTCTTATTAACGAATTAGGTTAATAACTTTTTATTTAGTATCTTAGCTTTATAACTTAAAAACACGACTATGTATAAAACTAATGAAATCTCTAAGTCTTCTAGTAGAGTGATAGCTGCCTTAAAAAAATTATATGATAAAGGTAGTTTGACTGATAAAGAATACACCGATGCTATATTGCAAACGCTAAAAACAAAATAACTTAAAAACACGACTATGATAAAAGAAAGTAATGAACAAGAATACATTAAGGATCTTAAAAGAGCCTTGATTAGAGATGAGGTCGCTTTAGATACTTTATATCAAAAAGAAGTAGACTTGCTTAAAAACGTTAAAAGAATTAGAGCGTATTTAAAAGCAAATAAATAATTATGGATTTAGATGCACGTATGGCTAATGCCAAAAAAATCGGAAGCCTAATGGCTGATGTAGAAATGATACAAGCTAGGGTGGAGTATAGAACTGCTACACACTATGACCGGGAAGATATTCTCGTTGCTCTTTTAGAGTTAGGTAAGAAATTAAAAGAATTAGAATTATGATATTTGAAGAACTAGGGTGGCATCTTGATTATTATTTTAATAGGAAATATATCGGATCAAAAAGAATAGACACACCGGACAGAAATAAATCCGGTTACTACGGGAGGATTGAAGAGCCTTTAAGCGAAGATCTTTTGTTGAAGGGTAAAACCTACCGGAAGGGTACGGTTGTGATGTCTGAGTGTATTCCTTTATGTGGAAAAGTGATTAGGTAAAAATCTTTTTTTGTTTTGATTTGTTGTAAATTGGGGTAGCATTAAGCTATCCCTTTTTTTATAAACTTATTTTTAAAATCGTTATGTACATATGAAGTTACAAATAGATGTCCCGGATTCCACTCGTGAAATCTCATTAGAGCAATACCAACGTTTTGTAAAGATTAACACACCAGAGAATGAAGGATCTAGTTTTTTATTACAAAAGCAAATTGAAATTTTTTGCAACGTAGATTTGAGAGATTTGGCTACAATAAAATACAGCGATGTCTTAAAAATCACGGATCACTTAAATGAAATCTTTGACACAACAAAAACGGGATTGATAGAACGCTTTACTTTAGGAGGAAAAGAATATGGATTTATTCCAGATCTAGACAGCATTTCTTTAGGGGAGTATATTGACCTTGATAACTACTTAGGAGATTGGGAAAATATGCACAAAGCTATGGCGGTTTTATACAGACCAGTCACCACACGAGTAAAAGACAAATACCAAATAGAAACTTATGACGGGAGTAAGTATCAAGAGAGAATGATGTATATGCCGTTAGACGTAGCACTAAGTAGTATGGTTTTTTTTTATCATTTAAACAAGGAGTTGTTGAGTCTTACCCTGAATTATTTGGATCGGAACATTCCGAATACGTTGACACCTCAGCAGCAGGATCGTTTGGAGCAAAGTGGGGATGGTATCAATCAGTATATGCACTCGCTGCAGGAAATATTGAAAGACTTGAACATATCACAAAGCTAAAAGCTTACGAGTGTTTTACAATGCTATCCTTTATGAAGGAGAAAACAGAAATTGAAATTAGAGAGATTAAAAAGAATAACAAAAGATAATGAGTCAACAAGGAACTAGAGCGTTTTACCAAATTACTGACACAATAAAAGATCAACTCTTAGCGGATCATAATTGCAAAACAGTAACGTTTGGAAACATAAGTGATATTGATTTAAGTAAGCAGACTATATTCCCGTTGTCACATATTATGATAAATAACGTAACCTTCGCACAAAATACAGTAAGCTTTAACGTAAGCGTATTATCAATGGACGTTGTAGATCAAAGTAAAGATGAGGTAGTAGATATCTTTAATGGCAATAACAACTTACAAGACGTTTTAAATACACAACTAGCAGTACAAAATAGATTGGTACTTGAGATGAAGAGAGGAGACTTATACTCTGGTAATTATCAAATAGAAGGTGACCCGAGTTGCGAGCCTTTCGTTGATAGATTTGAGAATTTAG